CTTGTTTTCATAAGTTCCTGCGCCTTGTATTGCGCTTATTGTTTTTACTTGTGGTAAATCCATAATTAATAATTAAAAGGTTTAAAATTTATTTCGTATTTGTTTATTGAGCGTTTAAGCTTTTGGCCCATAACCCTCGAAAGATAATCTTTCTTTGCTTTTATAGTAGGAAAAATCTCCTTATCTTTTTCTGTGTTAAGCAAGTCGTTGGGATCTTCTCTGCCTACTAAGTATCTAAACTTTAAGCCGTAGATACAATCTTTGTCATTCCAAAAAGTTATGTTGCTTATCTTTTTGTTCTTTTCAGCGTTGTTAATGTAACTAACTGCTGATGCAACACCAGCAAAGCCGACATAAGATCCGTCTACCATTAGTGTAATCATTTTGTCATAAATCTTGTTTAGATCTATGTCAGTTAAACCAGGCGCAGTTAAAGTACAACCGCCAACGTCTATTGATTCGCCTTCGACACCAGTTATAGTGTAACCGTATTCGTTCGATATGTTTACTAATACTTTACTCATTGTTTCTTGGGTGTTGATGCTGTCTTAATGTCCTCAATAAATTCTGCTATAACACGACGTTCGTTAGCGTCTAAGACTTGTTGACGTATATGCTCACGCCATTCGTTAAAGTCTTTGATAGGTTCTTGTGGCATCGTGCTGTGGCTAATGCCGTTGGGTTCTAAATTACTCATTTTGAATATGGGTTGTCAGCTTTAGCGTCTCGTGCCGTGTAAAAAGCATCTAATTCTATTTTCTTACTGTCTATCTTTTCTTGATAGTATTGTATATAGTCTTCCGCTTTTTTAATTAGTTTGTCTAGGTCGTTCATAATGTTTTTTTATTGTTTAACATATCGCAATCTACAACATACTTTCTATAAAAGCAAAAGATAATCTTTATTTTTATTTAACTTTTATTTGTTTATATTTGCAAAAACCCTATTCTAATGATTACATCAGACCCTTCGTCACCAATAAACAAGTTTATTACTTGTGTGATTTTAGTGTTAGCCATTCTATTTAGCATACATTTATTTAGATAAAAAAACACCGCTAATTTTGTTAGCGATGTTTTATGACTTATATTGTGTCAGAATATCAATCCCAAATTGATTTAGGCATTCATTTGTTTATGTTGTTTGAAAGCCCTCTGGTCTGATCAGGGGGCTTTTTCTATAATACAACTCCTGGTTTAGGTTTTGGCTTTCCTAAAGGCATCATTACGTTTATGGCAGTATGACCACCTAAGACAACACCACACCCTATCGCTTGACGTTTAAAGTTCTTAGCGTATGCAGCAGCATAGCTTTTAGCATCTACACCACAACCAGTCTGCATTGCAAAGATGCGATACTTTCTTCCTACAAGATGTTCGCAATATGCTTGTGTGTGTATATGCCCACCAACGGACGACATCAAATCATTTTTCGCACGAGTACGAGCCGTACCGCCTTCGCCGTGTGTGTACTGAACGTCGTCATAAACAACACGCTCGCACCAATTCCAGTCAGTACCTAGAACTTCGTTGTATGACTTTATCCATCTAGCAGGTATGTTAGAATCAAAAGCACGACGCATAATTAAGCGATCGTGATTTCCGATTAGTACGTCCACCTTTCTATCGCAGATTTTATTGAACGCGTCTCTGTACCTTGAAACTCTTTTGATTGCTCTGTCAAGTTCTTCACCGCCGCCAAAGCCGTCAGGGTCGGTTGGGTGAAAAGAGGCATAATGATTATCAATACAATCACCTATTAAAATAATTTGGTTACAATTCCACTTTTCGTAAGTGTCAACTACGAACTTTAAATATCCGTCTAAATCAAAAGGGCAATGCAAATCCCCAACAATGAGGATTCGCCTTTCCTTTTTAGTAAGGTGTTGGAAAGCTTTTAACTTCTTCCCTTTTAGTCTTGGTCTAACGTCCTTCAAAGAACGACAAGCATAGTGGAACAATACCTACTACACATAAAACAACGCCGTCCCATTCAATTTGCCCGTTCATCGATGTTAGTGCATAGGTTACAATTACGCCTCCAATAGTGCGCTTTGCTGACCATTTACGAAGCTTTCCTTTGTCTCGGAATATTTCGGTAAGGTCAAGCTTAGATAGTAGGCCAATTATTTGCTTTTGCATTGTTCTTCGCAATCTTTCTGACAAGTGTTTTTGCCTAATACAATAGCATTGAATACTCGCTTTATGATGTCAAGTATTTCGTCGTCTTTTTTAGTAGCCGTCAAAGCTGTGTATGTGCTACCAAAAGTTATAAGGGCAAGCAATAACTCAACCCAATTGTTTTGAATAAATTCCATTTTTTATAATTCCATTATGTCGCCGAACTTTTCCCTGACTTTAAATCCTGGACATTCCTTTGACGAAGTGTAATCGTTGTGTCCTCTTAACTTTAGCTCGCCGAACATAATTTCGAGCATTTCAAACAAATTTCTAAACGAGGCTTCTTGCTCGTCAGTCATAGTGTCTTTAGATACAAATGTTGTTTTGACTTTGGTTTGTCTTTGTCCATTGACTTTAAGACTTTCTTTTCTACACCACCACAATATGCAACACCTATACTGCCGTGATTGTTGCCCCAAGTATGTGCGCCGACTTTACCAATAGGACGACCACGTTCAATTGTGCCGTCTTGATGAATTACGAAGTGATAGCCGATGTCTGCCCAGCCGTTGCCTTTGACGTGCCACTTTCTGATCTCTTTAACAGTTAGTTTTCTGTCTAACGGCGTAGCCGTACAATGTAAAACAACTGATTTAATTTCTCTCATTTGATACCTTTTTCGGCTAATAATAATTTTATTTCTTGCATACCTTCGCACAAGTTTCTAAGTAAATCTTTAACTTCTGATTCGTGCTTTTCTAAGGCAACTACTCTAGCCGTTAGAATAGTGTAATCTCGTTGAAACTTGAAAACAGTACCTAGCAAACCTGTTGCTAGTACAAGCATTTCGTATTGTGTAATGTCCATTATGCGTCAATCATATAATATGAAAAATAAACGTCCATTGACCAACCCCCATTGAAAACATCTGAACACCAAATTTGGAAGGGCTTGTTTGTTAAACTAAAGGTCATTTTGTTACTTGTTGCACCACCAGCTTGACCACCATAATAAACCGATATTGTGCCACTAGAAACACCATTCATAAAATCTCTTGAAGCAGCCCAATATTGTGTTGTTGTTGAATCCGATGCAGACCAACCAATACGTAAATCGTCTGATGAGCTTTCTGCTGTTGTTGCGTAAGTAGCTACAATTACGGCTGCAACAGGTACAATAATTTTACCTGATTCAGCAGCTTTTAAAGTAATCGGTGTATTGTCATACTTCATAGCTAAAACAGAGGCATTGTTAATTGATACTTTTGTTGTAACAACAGTACCTCCTGCACCAGCTACAAGGTTAGCATATGTAACTTTTTTACTTGCACTCGCAGAAGTATCTACAATATATAAAACGTCGTCATTCGCTGGTGTTGCGCCTAGTGCGGTTAGGTCGCTGACTTTCTGATTTGCCATTGATGTACTTTTTTAGTTTTTGTTCGTTTTTTTGACTTGGCTTATACTTGCCACGTTTCTTGTCTAACATATGTCGCATTTACCAATTGCAGTTAAAAACGCTTGATACTTTAAGTCAGGATATACGTCGTCTACATTTAAACCTTGTGTGTAGTTGTTTGTTGTTGGACATAAATCTGAACCAGTATTTGACGTGTATTCTGGATAGCTAGAAGAATTATCACACAAGTAATCTATTAAGCGTTGTCTATGGAAGTTACCCATATCGTTTGCTTGGTCAATTAGTGGTCTTAAATCGTCGTATGTTGCAGCAGAACTTTGTTCACTATTCATAATCACAACGGCGTTGTTTACAAAGCGAACCCTTAGATATGGTATCAATTGTGAGAAGGCATATTGCACAGTTGCAGGTATAACATACTGATTAAGCAATGTTTCGTACACACCAGATACAGAACCTGTGTCAATATCACTACAAAGCTTGTCATATAGGTCAGTTCCTAACACAGGTAGAATCCAGCGTTGTTGTGCCATATAAACGTAAGGACGGATAAGATCGTCGTCTACTGACCCTCCTATTGCTGTGTCTCGTTTCAGTCTGTTTGCTGATACAAATAGTGCTTGTGATTGTGCCATATTATTCTTCGTTTGGTGGCTTTGGGTTTTTAGGTGTTTTTATTCTTGCTGCAATTTGTGGATCTATAAAACCTCTGTTGTCCATATCTCTTGGCCTTCTTGCAACATTAATGTCGTTAGTCTGCAAAGGTGTGTCTTGATTCTCACGAATAATTCGACGAGCTTCATTTACGCTGATGCGTGTGTTGTCTTTTCTTAGGTACGTTCTACGCTCCCAAAAGTGTTGACAAGACCCACCACCTTTGTAAAACCATATATTATAAAAGTCTGAACCAGCAGGCCCCCAACCAGGGTTTGTTGCACGGTCTGATGCTAATTCAATAGCTTCTTTTGTCCATACTTTGTTGCCTGCTGCAACCATAAGCTTGCAAAAGTCTCTTGACGGGTTGCCATTAATTCCTGTCTTTTTTGGCATATATGCGTACCTTACTCGGATAAGATCTGTGTCTTGTTCCGATACACCTCGGCTTGATCGCTCTTGAGATGAGTCAGGAATTACTCTTGGACTAGCAAAAGTCCACATTGCATTGTACAAATCTTCACGCTCGTAGTCAACTCTGCGTGCATCGACCATTTCGTACTTATCAAGCATTTCGTCGTGGTCTTCGCTCATCTCAATAAGAAAGTCAACGGCTTGAGCTTTGTAAATAGTTTCTTTATCTTTTTCGCTAAGTTCTAATTGTTTAAGCTTAGACTTAGCCCATCTAAGACCAGCTTTACCCCCCCAAGCGTCATACATAAGCTTGCCACAACCGTCGTTGTACGACTTGCTGCTTTCTAAATCTTTAGCGTGTCTTGTTAAGTAATTAGCCATACGTTGCACCGTTTCAATACTTATTGGTTCGCCTTTGGCTAGTTGGTTTGCACGTTGCTTTCCTACGGCTGTGCCACAAGAACCCCAGCCGTTTTTTTCTACAAAGTCCAAAACTTTCTTAGCATTGTTTTTAACGGCTTTTGGGTAGTCGCTTATGCTTTCTTCAAATACGTCTTTTTTTTTACTACTAAACTCGTCGACTTTTACTTCAACGTCATTTTTTTTAACGCCTTCTTTTTGTTGCTCACCTTCGTCAAGCGTTTCAATGACATCTAAGTCTAAAAAGTCAGCAGGTTTAGCTGTAATAAAGAATAAGTCTAACTCAATGTCATTTATGCCAAACAACATTCCAAACGTCTTTAAAATTATGTCTTGGAATGGAGCAATAACAGTATTGTTAAACAAAGAATATGAATCTCTTAATTCGTCTGCGTTATTGCCAAATCCACCACCTTCAGACCTTATGCCAAACATCAAAGGGCTAACTACGCGATGCGCCGTTAGTATCTTCTCGCTAACTAACTTCGACAGATACTCATACATACCATCAGCACCGTTTTGTTGTATAGGTGTAAACTCTGGAGCTGTTTCGTCGCCGTCGTTAAACGTTATCAATATACGTCCTGCGTTATCGTCGCCAGTAAACTTTTGAATAACCTTTTGTTCTATAACACGGCGTTCTTCTTGTGTTGGTACGCCATTCTTAAACGACAAAAGCATCGAAGGGAAAAACCCTCGACGTATGTTCGAAAGATGGAAGTCGCTGATGCGTTGATCTAGTTCACAATAATTAGTACCACCAGCATAGTCAGGCACAGAGTAGTAGTGAAGCGAAGGCGTGTATCTTTTAATTTGTAAACAAGTTGACGCAACCGTTCTGTCTTCTAAAGAAAACGCTTTTATTGTTTTTTCTTTAAGCCTTTTATCTTTCCAGTCTGACTTGTAGTAGTATTCGTTTACGTTTCCTTCTTCGTCAGCTATGCCACTTCGCATTGTGTGAACTGGTAGATGTTTTATGCAACCTATTCTTGTCCTTGATGCGTTCCAAATAACATTGACATAAGCCATACCATATAGCTTTAAATCAAAAGCTACACGTTGCAAAAGACCGTCAGAACTTTTACGAAGTAAATCTTGTAGACGAAGCCATTGTTCACGTTTAGCATCGCTGTCGTCCCTATCAGTAGCGTCTAAACCACCTCCGTAAATCATATCGGCAACACCGTTTATGATCGCACCGTTAGTTGAACTAGCTAAAAATAAATCTCGCAAGTAATCACCGTAAAGGTCGTCAAAACCATACGATACATATTTTTGACCTTGCTTCTCTTGAAATACTGGTATCTCTTGGTCAGTATAATTTATAACGCTAAAATCGTGTTTGTTCATTATGGGTAAACGTATTGAGTAACCGTTGGGTTATATTCGTTAAAATCAGGTGTCACTTCTTCCATATTGCCAGAGTGGTCACGAACATAAGCCATACCTTCTTCTATTAAGGTTGCATTAGCAGGGTCTAAGTTAGACGAGCTTGTTTGTTCATATATGGTATATTTATAGAAACCCATTGGATAGGTGTCAAGGCCGCCCGTAGAATCGTAAAATTTTATTATTCCAGCTGTTGGGTTTACAACTTGGTCTTTGTCCATTACTGCAAATCCTAGTCTTATATATCTTGGTATATTATCTGTATTCACACCACCAACACTTAGGGGTAAAAAATACAAAGAATTTTTAGAACTCATCGAAGTAAGGCCAATTAAATATTTAACACTTGCTTGTGCAATACTTTGAACTTGGTTTGCCGTAACATATAAATAATTAGTTACGTCAGCTCCTGTTGCGTTATTTGCGTTCCTAATTTGTTGCATCTATTAAATATATAACAACTTGTAATTTGTTTATAATAAAAAAGGGTGCGGCGCATTGCCACACCCCTTCTTATCGTTTATCAAACCAACTTACGCTGATGTGATAGCTAGGTCAGCTTCGTCGTCCAATCCATCGAATGGGAACTGAGCTGTTCCTGGGCCTGCTGATGCAGGTAGTATATACAACGGATCTTGTTCCTTTGCAGTAAAGTTTAGCGTCAAGCCATTCATATCTGAACGGTTAGTTCCTGTCGCTATTGTATCACCACCAGTAAGGTAACACCCGTCCTCTATTCCCATTAAGAAAACATTGTCGTTAGAATCTTGTACAAAGATTTGCGCACGATTCTTTGCGATTAGTCCTAATTGGAATAGGTCTGCGGCAACCACTTTGTGTAGCACTATGTTCAAAGTCTGATTGTACATTACTGAACCTGTCGCCTTATCAGCTTCAATTGCAACTGTTAAGTTTGACAAGTCAGTTACTAAATCATATTTGTAAACTTGCACTTTTGACGATGTAGGCGTACCGAATATATCCCAGTCTTGAAAGTCTGCGTCTGTGATAATATAAGATGAAGCCGTTATCGTTGCCGAAGCAAGTATGTTTGAACAGTAGTTACTACAAAAATAAATTGCCTTTAAACCACCGATTGCATCTCTACAATCGATACCTCTTGCGGCTGATATTAAACAAGGCATATTATTCTATTTTAGTGATTAAGAGAAGTTAAATCCAACAACACCGTCAGTTGCAACTGCTACGTTTACACCAACGCCAAAACGCATCGCTACTTTTACGTTGTCAGACCCGTCGTAAGCGTAAGCAGGAATTAGCTGTGCAGATGTGTCAGGAGTATAGTTGTTTGTTCCTACAACAATATTGTCAGGGTATGTAAATACCATTACGTCAGTTGCGTTCGGAATACCTGGTGTTGCGTAAACAGGGTAACCTAAGTATGTCGCACCACCTAAGTCTTGATTGTAACCTTGGTTTGTGCTTTGAGCTGCTATAGCTTGTAGGAAGAAAGCGTAAGCTTCGTATGACATATAAAATCCGCACCCAGGCTTTTGAAGAATACCTGGCGTTGCTGAAGCTGCGTCAAATACAGTGTTCATATGACCAAGAATAGTTGCTGCTGTAAACGCAGTACCTAGGTCAGCTTCTGCGAAGTCTGCCATTGCTGATGCGTCAATTCCTGCATCATCAATTACACCGTCGTTAGACAGAAGACCAGTGCCGAATACTGCTCCAGCATCTCCTTGCCACATTAAGTTCTCAAGATTAGTTCCTGTTCTTTCAGCAACTGATGCCATTAAGAAATCAGTAAACTCAACAGGTATGTCGCCGTTTCTTTGCATACTTCCTTGAGCTGCTACCCAAGTTGGGAATAACGTGCCACGACAGATTGTCTCCATTACTGCAAGGTCGCTAAGTGTAACAACTTGCTCGTTAAGTGTAAGGTCTGCTCCATCGTTAAACGAACAGTTAGCCGCTTGAATAGTGTCAGTTGTCGTTAGCGAGTTAATTACAGCCTTGTATTGTACGCCTTCGATTAGACGACAACGGCCTTTTGCGATAGTTTCCGCACCAAGTAAAGCCGCCGTTACATACGGTAAAGCTAACTCACCAGCATAAGTATTTGCTGCTACGGTAATATCGAAATCGTATTTTTTCAAATTACTCATCTTATTATTTGTTAGAGTTAATGATATGTAGCGCACGTTCTACACTTGTTAATTTATTTAAATCTTTCGACTTGTGCGTAGCCGAAAAGTTGTTTGGCGAGTGTGTTACACCCTTAGATGCAGGCGCATCTTCTAAAGCGTTTAGTCTTTCGCTAATACTTGCAAAAGCTTCTTCTAAGAATTTAGACATATCTTCTCTTTCTTCTTCTTCTTCTTCAGCAACAACTTCAACAACTTCTTCGTCATTTGAGTAAATAGTTGCTACAAGAGTAGCGATAGCGTCGATTGTGTCTTGTCCTAAGTCAGGGAAACCTTGGTCTAGTGCATCACGAACTTTGTCGTAATTCATATCGACCTTTTTCTTGTCGTAGCCCATTTCGTCTTCTTCATCTTCTTTGTGGTCAGGAGTATGTTCAAGTTCTACTTCAACTTCAACTTCGTCATCTCCTAAAGATGCTAAACGAGAATCTTCGTTTACAACAATTTTCGTTCCGTCCTCGAGTGTGTATGTTCCAGCGTTAAGTAGTGATGCTTCTCCACTATCGTCGAGAATACGAACTTCAACGCCTACGTCCATAGACTCGGCTTCGGTAACGACAACACGCCCGTCGTCAAGACGAGCCTCGGCATATAACTTCGTTTGTGGAAGTCCTAAAGCCTTTCTGATTTTTTCAACTGTGTTCATTACGCGTAATTAATTAATTTATCATTGATATATATAAACCTTTTTAAGGTGTTTATTTTCAACCATATTTTGAACGAATCATTCCACAAACCTTCTCTGCAACTTCTTTTGACCCATAACGATTTGTCTGATCACGAATACATTCGTCCCAAGGGTACGACTCCAAGCTTTCCTTTGCGCTAAATAGCGTTTCACCATTAACCGAAACGGCATTAAATCCAGTTCTATTGAAAAAGATTTCGCCCCAAAGTTGTGCGTCTTGTGCCTTCTTAAATAAGGGCTGTCCGTTTAATTCACCCGACGGCGTAACTTCTTCTAAAATTATTGCTTTTAGTTCTTGTATAATTTGCTCGTCCTCTGGACAATTCTTGCATAGCTTGCCACGTTTCATTTCAACAAGTCTGTCAGTAAAGTACCCTTCTATTGAGTAACCTCGCACCTCACGTTTTTTTACTTTTTCCCAAATTTCTTTGTTGTTTACTTTAGAAGCTATGACCCAAGTTCCAACAGGTAAATTAAATCCGTACAATGCGCTTTTGTCTTTAAGAGAATCTTCAACTATCCAAGATTCGACAACGGTTACACCTTCAATCTTTGATGCGTGTTCAAGCGTGCTTTCGTTTGTTCTTGCATCAGTCATAAACAACTCCATCGCTTTGCGTACCGTGTCCTTAGAAAAATAAACGTCGTATTCTTCGTCGTTTTCGTCTAGGCGCATAATTAACTTATCTGGTATCAATGCAGGCCCGATAAGCATTTGCTTTTCTTCGTCCATAGCAAATGACATCTTCTTGTCGGCGTTGCTAGATAGATAAACAAAGTCGGTTTCTATAGCAGGAAATCGAACTAAACTAACGGCTTCAATGCCGCTGATAGGTTCATCTTCATCAATTAGAAGTTCTACTTTCTTTCTCATAACCTTAAAAATATATTTTGTTTTATTGTTTATTTTAACCGTCACCAAGTGAAGCTTGGCTTTGTAATGTTGCGGCTAAAGCATCAGCGTCGGCAATGTCTTGTTGTATAACGTAAGCTTGAACTGCAGTTGATCCTAAAGCTTGATTGAACGATTGTGCTAAGTCAGGAGTTAACGCAAGTTGTGGCCCACCACCAACATCACCGCCACCACCAACACCACCGCCACCGCCTCCCATATCAGGCATCGAAGTATCAAGGTTTTCAGTTGCCGCACCTGCTTGGTTCATTACACCTTTGATTTGAGCAAACCCTGATAAGACAATACCAATCATTGTTGCAACAAATCCTGGTGCAGAAATAACAGCCGCTGGCCCTGTTGCTGACGCTGATTGCATTGCTCCTGATATTGCATTTGACATAGCTATTCCTTGATTAACTGCGATTTGCGCAATAGCTAATTTCTTTTGTCCTTCTTCTGTTTTAGCCAATGCGCCAAGGGCTTCAAAACCAGCACGGACTAAACTCATATTTGCAGCTCTTACTGCTTGTGCTGTTGCTTCTGCTGTTTGAATTTCTTGTTGTGCAAATTTATCAATTATTGCCTGCTTTTCTTTTCCTAGTTTTTGCCTTAGTGCTGTATCGTCATCGCCAGCAGCCTCTGCTGCAGCTAATAACGTGTCTTGATGTATTTGAAAAGCTTCAAGTTCCCTTTGTTCTTCGGTCTTTAAATACTCATTATGAATGTTAGCTTCCATTTCGCGACGTTCTTGTTGCATAACAAGTAATTCGTCGCTCTTTTGAATAAACACTTCATTCAATGCGTCTTCCCTTCTTATCGATTCTTCGACTTCAAATTCAAAATCGTCGGCCTTGTCTTTTCTTACTTGGTCTCGGTAGTCTTGCTCTATCTTAAATAAAGCTCTAAACTTAGCGCGAAGTTGTTCTTTTTCTCGTTCGTCTCTGTCTAAGCCTTCTAAAAATACTGCATTAGTAGCTGCCTTTAACTGTTCTCGCTTTTGAATTGTTGCTTCAATTTCTGCTTGCTTTTCCTTCTCTGCTGCTTTAACTGCATCTGCTTCAGCTTTAGCTGCTGCCTTTGCTTGTTGACGAATAGTGTTTAACCTATTGTTTAGAGTCGTCTGCATTTCAGCAGATTCAGTTCTGATGTTTATTAGATTGATTTCTAATTGTGCAAGATTGTCAAGATCTTCTTCGCTAGAATCACCAAATGCTGCACGTTGTGTTGCTATATCAAATTCTTCTTGAGCTATACGTTGACGTTCGGCCATCAACTCTTTCTCAATAGCCATTGTTTTTTCAGATGCTGCAATACGTTCTTCAAGGCCTCGTGTCGTGTCCTCGGCGATCATATTGTACTCTTTTATTTGCGCTCTGCCTTCGGCAAATTGTACAGACAAATCACGTTGCGAAGTCTTTAAAGCTTGTGTTCGTCGTTCTAGTGCCATAACTTGTTTTACGGCATCGCCAATAGAGCCACTTAGCTTGTCCATACCTTCACGGTAATTGTCAACAGCTTGCGTTACACCACCAGTAAACAGACCAACAATAAAGCCTCCTGCAGCTTGTAAAAATCCAACTACACGCTCAACAACAGCACCAAGCCCAGCCATAGCAACTTTGAGCATTTTAGCACCTTTGTTTGTTTTAGTAAACGCTGTTACTAATCCTACAACGGCAACGACAAGTGCGCCAACACCAGTAGCTATAATTGCACCTCTTGTAAGCTTTAGTCCTTTAATGAAAGCTTTTGTTCCTTGTGCTGCTTTTTTAAATCCTGAAACTGCACCGCCAGTCATACTATCTAACTTATTAGTAAGACTGTCAACTGCCGATCCTAAATTGTTAGCGTTTTTGCCTATGTTATCAAGGTTATCTCCTGCGTTTTTTGCACCCTTAATAACTACACCAACTTCAATTTTTTCAGACATATTTACTTGCTTTAATTGCTTGTTTTACTTTTTTAAAGAATCCACGAAACCCTGTGTATTCATAATAACCATATAATTGAAGCGTATATGTATCTTTTATTATTTCGTTGTGACGAGCAATTTGTATTGTATTAGGTATTGTTTTACCTACACTGTTTAAGTATTCTATCATTCTTGTTCTAAATTTAAACCTGCTTCGCTTAATATATCGCCAAGGTTTTCAAGCAACAACAAGTCCTCAAGTTCTCGCGCACGATAGTTTATAATGTCTGTGTATGTAACCGAGCAATCTAAGTTCCAAGCGCATACAGTATTATTTGGGCCAGTACATTGTATTACAAAGCCTGTTGTTATATTAGCCGTGTCGCCTGTTCCTTTTTGTGCAACAATACTAACTGATCTAGTTCCAGCGTCAGTATCTTCTTGTGCAAAGTCTGTTTGTTCAGATCCAACAATTGTAATTGTTTCTTTAAGATTTTTTACCATAAAAGAAAATACCTGAAACGCTGTTGAACCTTGCGACCCTACACCTGACGTTCCTGAATATGAATCTACTTGAATAGATAGCGCACGAACAATAACCCTTGCCATCATTCCAGAAGTTAACGCAAACCCTTGGCTTGTTTTTGCAAACCCTGTTGATGTAGCTGTAATTGGTGTGTTGTTGTAGCTTGTCGCGTACAATACAAAATCTTTTTGAGTTGTTGGTATGCCTGAATAAAGGTTTTTGCCCTGTATAGATATTTCACCTGGAAGAGGGTTAAAGTTTATAGTGTTTTTAGACTTTGATGTTGT